ACCCCAAGGGTGGCCTGAATGCAAAAGGTCGTGCCTCTGCCAAAGCTGCGGGTATGAATCTCAAGCCTCCAGTTAAAAAGGCTGAGGCTGCTAAGTCTCCTAAGTCTGCAGCAAGGCGCAAGTCTTTTTGTGGTCGTATGTGTGGGATGAAAGCAAAGAACACTTCTAGTAAAACAGCCAAAGATCCAAACTCAAGAATAAACAAGTCACTTCGTGCTTGGGATTGTAGTTGCAAATGAAAAAGAAAGTAGCTTTCTGGGATACAAAGAATCCTAATAAGAAGTCAACACCTCTAACGCCAGCGCAAAAGACTGCAGCTAAGGCTAGAGCAAAAGCAGCAGGACGACCATATCCGAATCTAGTAGATAACGCTGCAGCCAAAAGAACCAAGAAGAAGTAAAGGAGACATAGGTGGCACTAGGAGTATCAGGAACAACGTTATTAGATGAACTTAATCGTTTGGCTAATGGTGGCACCTATCGAGCACCAGGAGCAATGGTTGGACGAGCCTTGGCTGCTCGCCAATGGGCGGTTCAGAAGTCAGTAACAACAAACTTAACAGATACTGTAGGAGTATTAAATGCGATTAAAGGTACGACTAGCACCAATCGTCTTGATCTTGCTGGCGTATGTAACGCTCTCGCTGGCACTACTCAACTACCTGCAGCACAAGCTCTTAGGGCAATCTCAAGTTGAGTGCTAAATACAACTTGGTTTGTGACCAAGCAACTACATTTAATTTTCAGTTCCAAATTCTTAACGATACAACTCCTTGGAACTTGACTGGCTATACAGGTACTATGACAGTGCGCCCATTTGTTGGCGCATCTACTACAACTGTAGTGGCATCTACTGCCAATGGTCGTATGGTTTTAACTGCACTTACTGGTCGTATCAATGTGACATTAAGTTCTACAATAACTGGTGATATAGCAGCAGGACGCTACGCCTATGACCTAGTACTAGATTCAGGTGGAACAGTTACAAGAATCCTAGAAGGTAAGTTTATTGTGACGGGAGCTGTGACCCAGTGACAACAATTATTGTTATAGAAAACATCACACCACAAGTAGCTGTAGAACTTTCGCAAGATCAAGGACCACAAGGTGGTCAAGGTGTAACTGGTTCAACAGGTCCAACTGGCCCAACAGGACCTGCTGGTTCTACAGGCCCTACGGGTCCAACTGGACTTACAGGTGCGACAGGTCCTACTGGACCAACTGGATCTACAGGTCCTGCTGGAACTACAGGCGCCACTGGCGCAACAGGTACAGTAGGTGTTACAGGAAGCACAGGGCCTACAGGCCCAGCGGGTGCTACAGGACCGACAGGTCCAACAGGTGCTGCAAGTACAGTTCCTGGTCCTACGGGCGCTACAGGCCCTGCAGGGGCCACAGGCCCTGCGGGAGTTACTGGAGCGACAGGTCCGACAGGACCTGCAGGCGCGACTGGGCCACAAGGTGTCACTGGAGATACAGGACCCGCAGGTGTAACTGGTGCTACTGGTCCTGCTGGAGCAACAGGGCCGACAGGAGCAACTGGTCCAGTTTCAACGGTACCTGGACCTACTGGAGCCACAGGCCCAGCTGGTGCCACTGGACCAACAGGAACAACAGGAGCGACAGGTGCAACTGGACCTTCAGGTAGCGGTGGCCCAACAGATGATGACCAAAACATTTTAGCAAACCAAGTGTTCGGATAGGATAAGACAATGGCAACTTTTACAAAAACATTACTCAGCGGATCAACACAAGGTCAGCCGATAACAGTTGTTGCAACAGCTTCAACTGGTACAACTATCCACACAACAGGCACTTCATCATCAATCATTGATGAGATGTGGTTGTATGCAAATAACACATCAACTTCACCTGTACTTTTGACTGTGCAATTTGGTGGAACTGGATCAGTACAACACGCAAAGCCAATCACCCTTGCACCACAATCAGGTGATGTTTTGATTGTGGCTGGTTTGCCACTTACAGGAACTGGAGCTGCGGCAAATACAGTTTATGCTTTTGCAGCAACTGCATCTGTTATCACGATTTCAGGTTATGTGAACAGGATTTCCTAATGGCTAATCCAAACCGTAGAGGTCAAGTTGGCAGTGAAGTCTCAACTGGTATGCAAAGTAGCTCAGTCACGCCTTTTGCTAATACATCATTCATTGCACCTAATGGGTTGCAGCTTCGCCAAACGATTACTTCAAGTGGTTCAGTAACAATTCCTGCGGGAATTACTTGGGTGTATGTGATTGTTGTTGGCGGTGGTTCTGGTGCATTTTTTGGTTATGGCGGAGGCGGCGGTGAAGTTGCTTGGGGTTGGACACTTGCACAAAACACTTGCATTGTCGGAGCAGGTGTTTCTGGGTCTGCTGGTGGTTATTCTCGTTATGGTCACATTATTGCCAAAGGTGGTGCTCTTACTTCATTGACTCATTATTACGGCATACCAGCAGGAACAACAGTTGGCGATGTATCTTCTCCTGGAGTAACTGCACGCAGTGGCGGTCCTGGTGCTAATGCTGGTAGCGGTGGTGGTAATACAGGCACTACAAACGGCAGTAATGGTGGTAATGGTGGTGACGGAGTATCTGGTGGTGCTGGTGGAGGTAATATCTCGGCTGGTTCTTTCAATGCCACAGCGGGTAACGGTGGAAATGGTTTAGTAGGTGGTGGTGGTGGCAGAATTAGTGCTACAACAGGTTCTCGCACAGGTGGCAATGGCGGTAATGGTTTAGGTATAGATGGCACTATTTATACAGGCGGTACTGGTACAACAGGAACTAATGCAAATGGTGCAGGTGGTGGTGGCGCTGGTATTGCTGGTAACGGTTCTAATGCTTCAGGAACTGTAGGTGGTGCTGGTGGCTTAGGTGGTGGCGGTGGTGGTTCAGGTGCAACTGGAGGCACTGGCGGCAACGGAATTCTTTACATTTACTATTAGAATGGAACTACTATGAGTGCAAACATTTACAACAACCCATCTTTTAGTGATACGCCTTTTGGCTTAAAGTTGCAACAAACAATCAGCCCTGGAACAACATCAGTCACAATCCCATCAAACATCAAACGCGTATATGCAGTCTGCATTGGCGGTGGCGGTTCAGGTGGCTCATCTGCTCAAGCAGGCGGCGGTGGTGGTGCTGGCGGTTTTTCTGCTGGTTGGACTTATGCTGCAAACACTTGCACCGTAGGTTCTGGTGGAGCAACCGTTACAGGTGGTGCATCTAATGGAAACCCTGGTGGCGCAACAATTTATGGAATGGTAATTGCTGGTGGCGGTGCTGCTGGTCGCGGAACATCAACTGCGGTTGCTGCTGGAATTATGGGCGGTGCAGGTGGTGGTGGTAGTGTTGATACCACTACAGCAAGAGCAGGCGGGGCAAGTGGAATTAGTTATACAGGTGCGCCTTCGGCTAACTCTGGAACAAATGTTGGTTATGGTGGCGGTGGTGGAATTGGAAACAGTGGTGCAACCGCAGCGCCAGGTGCTGGTGGTGCTGGAGTTTCAGGCGGTGGTGGCGGTGGTGGAAACTCAACAACGGCTGCAAACAATGCAACAGGCGGTGCTGGCGGTCAAGGTTTAATTGGCGGTGGTGGTGGCTCTGCATTTAACTCAGGTACATCTCCAACTGGTATTACAACAGGTGGTGCAGGTGGCGCAGGTGATAAATTTGCAGGTGGTACTGGCTCTGGAAGCGGAACAAATACAGTAGGTGCAGGCGGTGGCGGTGGAGGTTTTATAGCCGTTGGCGGTAACGCATCAGGTAACACAGGCGGAACTGGCGGAGATGGCGGAGGCGGAGGCGGAGGCGCTAACAACTCTGGAACATCAGGTGCTGGCGGCAACGGCGTACTTTATCTTTACTACTAAGGGGAAAATAAATGGCAACATTCGCAATGATGAGCGGTAATACAGTTTCAAATGTAATTGTGGCAGATGACAAGGAAGCAACAGAGGCAGCACTTGGCTGCACTTTGATTGAATACACACCTGAAAATCCTGCTGGCATTGGGTGGAGTTATGATCCTGAGACTGGCAAGTTTGAAGCTTCAGTAGAAGGCCCAGTTGGAGTAACAGAAACACCAGCTATGGAAATGGTTAACGGTCCAGCAGGACCACAAGAATAACTGATAAACTTGTGGTATGAGATTCCACGTTATCAGCCTGCCCCATACGCAAACAACTAAAGATTACGTCAACTGCGCCTATACTGAAAAGGTCAGACGCTTTTGTATGATGATGAAAAGCCTTGGGCATACTGTCTATCTGTATGCCAGCGAGGATAATGAAGCACCCTGTGATGAGTTGATTACCTGTATCACTAAAGAGCAACAGCAAGAAGCACTAGATGGTAAGCACTTTACAGAGGCTGAGTTTAATAATGAGCTACCTCACTGGCAGATCTTCAACAGCAGGGCAATAATAGAGCTAGGCAAGCGCCTAGAACAGAAAGATTTTATCTGTCTTATTGGTGGTGCAAGTCAGAAGCCAATAGCAGATGCCTACCCTCAACACATCAGCGTAGAGTTTGGTGTGGGTTACGGTGGAGTATTTAGCAAGTATAAAGTGTTTGAGTCTTACGCTTGGATGCACAGCATCTATGCAATGTTTAAGAACCCAACGCTAGTAGATGGTAACTTCTATGATGCGGTTATTCCAGGATACTTAGAACCTGAGATGTTTCCGTTGCAAGAAAAGAAAGAAGATTACTACCTCTACGTTGGACGTATGGTAGATCGCAAAGGTTTGATTGTAGCCCAGCACGTTTGTAAAGAACTGGGTTTGAAGTTAATTATGGCAGGACCTGGTAAGAACCCAAAGATTGAATATGGTGAATGGGTAGGACCAGTAGGAGCAGAAGAACGAGCAAAGTTAATGGGTGGTGCTATTGCCCTATTTGCTCCAACGCTTTACATAGAACCTTTCGGTAATGTTGTCATCGAAGCACAAGCCTGTGGAACTCCAACGATTACCACAGACTGGGGAGCATTTACCGAAACTAATCCCAATGGAGTTACTGGATACCGTTGCAGAAATGCAATGGAGTTTGCAGTAGCTACAGAGTGGGTTAAGGATTTAGACCCAGTAGCAATACATAAGCGAGCAGTGTCCTTGTACTCCTTGGATGCTATCGCACCACAATACGAACAATACTTTGCAAGACTTCTCACTCTATGGGGAGACGGCTGGTATGAAAGGAAATAATGCCAACACTCAACGAACTGGTAGACGAGGTAAAGGCTAACCTGCAAGGTTATGCGCTGCGCCAAGATCGTATTACATACGTTGCCAACTCTGGTGGTTTAACCACTACCAGCTCAACTATTACCGTTGGTTCATCTTCTAACCTAGCCAAAGGTACTATTGAAATTGATGATGAACTCATCTGGATTGACTCCTTTGATAAAGCCAATAGCACTCTTAACGTAGTACCAGGATTTGGTCGTGGTTTCCAAGGAACTACAGCTTCGCCTCACGCACAGTATGCACAAGTAACCTTGTCTCCTACCTTCCCACGTAACTCCATTAAGAAGGCTATCAACGATACGATCAACAGTTTCTATCCTAAACTGTGGATTGCTTCTTCTTATACATTTACCTTTAACGCATCTCAGACTACATACCCATTGCCTGATGACTGCGAAGATATCCTATATATCTCGTGGCAGACCACTGGTTCTAGCCAAGAATGGTTGCCGGTCAATCGCTGGCGCCTAGATGGTATGGCAAATGCAGCTACCTTCAACACACAGAATACAATTAACATTTATGAGAACGTTCAGCCTGGTCGTACAATTCAAGTATGGTACACAGCAACGCCTAACACTCTTGACGCAAACACAGATGATTTTGCTGACGTTACTGGTTTGCCAGATTCTTGTAAAGATGTTGTCGTCCTTGGAGCAGCATACAAACTATTGTCTTACCTTGACGCTGGACGAATCAATCTCTCTAGTGCTGAGGCGGATCTAAATGATGGAAAACTTCCATCATCTGCTGGCGTTGCCGCATCTCGTTATATCTTTGCTCTCTATCAACAGCGTCTGAATGAAGAAGCGTTGAAGTTGGCAGACAAGTATCCAATAAGAATCCACTATACCCGCTAGGTAAGGAAAGTAAATGACCCGTAAGTATTCATCCATTAGCGTTGAGACAACGCTGGCTTCTGGAATATCTAACAGTGCAACCACTATGACTGTGGCAACTGGTACAGGTTCTGCCCTTATGGGTGGAGTAACCCTTGCAGCAGGCAACGTAGACCAGTTCACAGTAGCACTTGATGTAGACACACAGAATGAAGAAATTGTTTTCATTACTGCAGTCTCTGGTGACACATTTACCATTGTTCGTGGTCGTGCAGGATCATCTGCTATATCACACAGCGGTGGCGCAACAGTCAAGCACGTCCTAACTAGCGATGACTTAACCTTTTATACAACAGGTGTAGCAACAGCAAACGCTGCTGTTCCATCAGCAACAGTAACTGCTAAGGCAGATATACTTGTTGGTGCATCATCTGGCGTAGTAGATAACCTAGCTGTTGGAACTAACGGTCAGGTTCTTACAGCAGATTCAACACAAACACTAGGTTTGGCTTGGTCTGCTGCAGCAACTGGCGATGTAACACTTACTGGTACACAGACTCTTACTAACAAGACTCTGACTGCTCCAGTTATTAACCTAAGCATCAATGCCAATACAGCAACAACCTATACCTTTGTCCTTGCAGACAATGGCAAGTTGGTAACTTCCAACAATGCCTCAGCTCAGACTCTATCTATCCCAACTAACGCATCTGTTGCCTATGCAATCGGTGCTCAGATAAACGTAGCGTGGATCACTGGTGCGGGCCAACCTACAATTAACGCAGTCACACCTGGTACTACAACAATCCTTTCAACTGGTGCAACCTCAACTGCACCTAAGTTAAGAGTAGCAAATTCTGTTGCAACCTGTATCAAGATTGCAACAGATACCTGGTTGGTGACAGGAGATATTGCCTAATGCCAATTCTCGGTGTTATTGCTTCATCCAAATTAGTATCAACAAACTCTTATGAGTCAATTGCTACTGCTACAGGTACAGGTTCTAGCGGAACAATTACCTTTTCTTCAATACCTTCTACATATAAATCTTTACAACTAAGATTTAATGTTAGATCAACTACATTTGGGTCTAGTTTGTCTTTAAGATATAATTCAGATTCAGGAAGTAACTATGCTCAACATACTTTGTATGCAAATGAAGCAACCATTACTGCTACTGGATCTTCCAGCACAAGTTCAAATCAAATTGCTGGTTTTGTATATGGAATATATGATTCATATTCAACAGTTGGAGTTATTGATATTATTGATTATGCCTCAACAACTAAAAACAAAACATTGAAAAGTTTTTCTGGTTTGTCTTTAAACGTTAATAATGAAATAGTGCTTGCTTCTGGTCTTTGGAATTCTACTGCCGCAGTATCTTCAATTTCAATCTTTCTCAGTGCTTACAACTTCACAACTAATTCAACCATTTCGCTATACGGAATTAAGGGGTAAAGATGCCAAGTACATATGAACCAATTGCTACTACCTCTTTAAGTGCTTCAACGTCTACTATTACTTTTAGTTCAATTCCTTCAACTTATACAGACTTGAAATTTATACTTGTTGGTAAAGGTGCTACTGCAACAAATGTTAATTTGAGGTTTAATGGAGATACAGGAGGTAATTACTTTGCTGCGTATTTACAAGGCAACGGTTCGGCTGCTTCAGCAAATTATCAATCTTCTATAGATAATATTTATTTAACACAAGCCATAAACTGGAGTGACACTTACCCTTCATTTTTAGAAGCAGACATTTTTTCTTATGCTGGTTCATTGCAAAAAACTATCACAGCATCTACTTCAGGTGATTACAATGGAAGCGGATTTGCGACCAAATGGGTAGGAAGATGGGCTTCAACTTCTGCAATTACTTCATTAAGTATTACCGCTCCTAGCAATTGGGCTGTGGGCACTACTGCTACTCTTTATGGAATTAAGGCAGCATAATGGCAAATACCTACACACTCATCTCATCTAATACGCTGAGTAGTTCTGCTGCATCTGTTACCTTTTCTGCTATTCCTAGCACTTATACTGATTTAGTGTTGTGGGCTAGTCATAGGGTCGATGTAGGCGTAAGAGTTAATGATCAACTGACACTACGGTTTGAGTCATCGGGTGCAAACACAAATCACTCGCACACTCAACTTTCAGGCAATGGCGCATCTGCTGCCTCTTCAAGAGTTTCATCTAATTATGCAATTACGATAGATGAAGGAACAGTTGGACCAGGGGCAACATCTAACACCTTTGCTACTTCTCAATTTTACATACCTTCATACACTTCATCTGCGAACAAGCCAGTCAGTATCGACAACGCGACAGAAACAAATGCCACAACCGCGTGGAGAATTGGGTCAGCAGGTTTATGGCGTAATGCATCCGCTATTAGTACAATCATTATTGCTAATAACGGGAACTTTGTAGCAGGTTCATCTTTCTATCTATACGGCATCAATAACTCATAAGGAGAAAACAATGACAATGGCAATCGAAGTAAACTGTGAGACTGGCGCTGTAACAGAGCGTCCATTAACACCAGAAGAGATCGCAGCAAACGAGGCAGCAGTAGCGCAGGCTGCAGCAGCAGCACACGAGGCAGAAGTAAAGGCAGCAGAAGATGCTGAAGCCAAGGCAACGTTACTTACAAAGCTAGGCATTACAGCAGACGAAGCAAAACTCCTACTAGCATAAGGATTACAAATGCCATACGGCGACGATATTACCGAAGGTCTGGTCTATACTCTTTCCAATCCTGCGGGATCTACTAACTACTCAGCTACAGGTGAAGCCTACGATGTAGCCATTGCTGGCTTGCCGTTCTTCCTATTTAACTCTGATGATTCACCATATCGTCGTGTAACTGCTCAGTATCGCAAGCAACAGATTGACCAAAGCCGTGAGCCTGGTGAGCAGACTCTTACTGGTTGGTGGGTGCGATCTCAGTCATCATTCCACCTTGGCGCTGGCATTAAGTTCTTTGAGCCTGTGCAGGAAGAGTCACTTAGATTCCAGTACACAGAGTCTAAAGGTATAGATGTTTGGACTAGAGGACAAGCAACTCTGCTTAACGATACTGCTTCATTCTATTCAGGTGCAGCACCTGCTCAGATGATTGGTGTCAATGACGGAACCAATGACTGTATCTTAGTAACAGATGGCACTGCTCTCAAGAAGATTACAACTGGTGGTACTTCTAGTACTTATACACAAACTGGTACAGCATCTACAATCTATAGCCTAACAACCAATGGCAAGCAGTACTTTTTTATCAATGGTACACACGTTCATAGAGGCAATATCTCTGGTTCAACTAGCGATACTGAAATCTATAACGCATCTAGTACTACTCGTGCCACTATTCGCTATGTAAAGCAGCGCCTTATTGCTGCTATCGGCAGTTCAATTTACGAATTGGATGCTAATCACAGTAGCGGTGCGCTACCTGGTGCTTTATATACACATCCTAATACTTCCTGGGTATGGTCATCTATTGCCGAAGGACCGCAGGCTATCTACATCTCTGGCTATGATCCAAACGGAACTTCATCATCTGTCTTTAAGATTACCTTGGATGCAGCGGTACCTAACTCTTTAGGCTTTCCAACCCTTAACACACCTACAGTTATTATTGATATGCCAGAGGGTGAACGCATCAATGACTTTGATGTATACCTTGGAGCCTATGCAATCCTTGCAACAAGTCTAGGATTTAGAGCAGGCATAGCAGATACCACAGGTGATGTTCAGTATGGACCATTGCTGTTTAAGGATGCACCGTGTAACAATATAGCATTCCGTGATAACTTTGCTTATCTTGCTACCAAGATAGATGGAGAAGCAGGGTTAGTACGTATTGATTTATCTACTACTGTTGTTACAAACTCTTTGTACTTCCCTTGGGCTTGGGACTTGGTTGCATCTGGTACATCTGTTACAGCAGATCAGGTTGCGTTCTTTGGTAACTCAGATAGAGCAGCATTTACTACTGGTAATAATACTTGGGCAGAATCTACAACTAGCCTAGTAGCAAGTGGTTACTTACGTACTGGTTACATTCGCTATAACACACTAGAGGCGAAGATCTTTAAGTTAATGCAAGCTCGTGTTGATACATCTAATGGTGGAATTAACATTGACTCTGTTGACTATGCAGATAACTTCTTTCGCATTGGAACCTTTGCACAAGGTGCTGCAGTTCCAGAGGTAAACATCAGTTACCCGCAGGCATCTCAAGAGTATCTTGGTTTCCAATTTACATTGACTCGTTCTAGTACTGATACAGCAAAGGGTCCATTGTTTACTGGCTACCAGGTGAAGTCACTGCCTGCTATCCCACGTCAACGACTTATCCAATATCCACTGTCTTGTTATGACCACGAATCAGATCACTTTGGTGTAGAGGTTGGCTATGAAGGCTCTGCTTACTATCGTATGAGCCAACTAGAGTCTATTGAAAATGTTGGTGACACTATCCGCGTTGAAGACTTTAGAACTGGAGAATCATTCCTTGGTCTTATTGAAGAGTTGGATTTTAGAAATGCAACCCCATCAGATAAGCGATTTACTGGGTATGGCGGATTACTACTAGTCACAATTAGGACGGTCTAATGCAAGCACAAGACTACGCAACAGTTGCTGTTGCAGTAATGACAATCGTCGGTGGCTTTGTTGGCGCAGTGCGCTGGCTAGTAAAGCATTACCTCAATGAACTCAAGCCTAATAGTGGCTCAAGCCTCAAAGATTCAGTCACGCGACTGGAAGACAAAGTAGAAATTCTTTATCAGATGATGTTACACAAAGGAAGAAATGAATGAAGACACTTGTAAAGAAAGCCACGCCTGCCGCTATTGCTGTACTTCGACAAGCCACAGCGATATGTCCTTCCCGCAAGAAAGCCTCGGATGGTTTACTGCCATCACCAGCACATCAATTACAAAATCCTAACTCAGATCACAACACTGGATACGGTGTTGATTTAACACACGACCCAGTAAATGGTATTGATTGCTTTAATATTTATGAAGAACTCAAAGCAGATAAGCGCGTAAAGTATTTAATTTTCCACGGAAAGATCTGGTCTGAAAAGAACGGTGAATCCAAGTACGACGGTATCAACCAACACAACAAACATCTTCACATCTCAATCAAAGACGGATGTGGAGATGACACCTCCCCTTGGTTCCCTTGGCTGGGTACACCAAAGGTTGTCAACAAAGTAAGGGCAGCAGTTAAGCCTCTACCTAAAAAGAAGGAGAACCAATGAACAAAGATAAGTTAATTGCTATGGCATCTACGTACCTACGTGCTGGCATTGCATCAGTAATTGCTCTATACCTTGCAGGCGTAACAGATCCAAAGGCTTTAGCATCAGCAGCAGTAGCTGCAGTTGCAGGTCCATTGCTTAAGGCAATTGATCCAAATTGTAAAGAGTTTGGTCGTGGGTCTAAGTAACCCATAGCGCGAGGCAAACAGGAGGTCGGTCCCTACGGGGACCGGCCTTCTTTTTTTATGCCATTTTGTCCACAGGGCAAGGCACAACTACTAGATTGCCACAGTTAACACAGGTTGCATCAAGGAAGTACCAGACCAGCTCGTAGTCTTCAAAGGTACACATAACGCTAAAGACCTGTGAGCCACACGGACAGACGTGAAGTGGTCCTAAACCCCGCAGATCGGTCCCAAAAGGCTTAGGAAGGGTATTCCTGCGCCATCTAAACGATGGCAGGGTTGGTAGACGGAACCGCACAGTTACTGTACGGTTGGTACTGCTGCGCCCTTTGAGGGCGCCCGTCTGTTTAATTCGCCTCACGGCTCATATTGTAGTGACTAGTAGGTGTCGCTACGCGACGACACGCCGTAGTGGTGGTAGTCTTCTAGTATGACAACAATCGCGGCACTTGAAGGTATTGATTACGCTGTTCTAGTAGCTGACTCACAGATTACCGAGGACAACCTAGTAACGTTAGCAACGAGTACGCCAAAGATTCTTGAGGTGGGTAAGTATCTCATCGGTATCTCAGGTGATACAAGACCTGGTGACATCCTTGCCTACAACTGGAAGCCACCGCTCTATCGTGGTGAAGACCCAGCACAATTTATGGGTCGCAAGATTATCCCAAGTATTCTCACAGCATTTAACGATAACAACTACGACTATAACAAGGTGGACAAAGATGGTGGCTTCGATTATCTCATTGCTTTTAACGGTAATATCTTTCGTATTGCTTGTGATCTCTCTTTTTTCCAAGCAAATCACGGAGCGTATGGCATTGGTAGTGGGGGTCAGCTTGCTCTTGGCTACCTGTATTCAATTGTCAAACCTGATATGGAGTTAGCCTACGCAAAGAGACACGCCCGTAAAGCCGTAGAGATTGCTTCGGTTCTTGACGCCAATACTGGTAAGCCTTTACAGTTGGTGGTACAGGAGAGGATGTAAATGACAGACCCAAAAGAATTACTATTGACTGCACTACGTGCAGGAGATGCAAAGCGTTCACGATCTACACAAGTACAGATTGGTCCATCAGAGGTAGGTGGCTGTCGCCGTAAGGTGTGGTACCGAATTAACGATCAACCTGAAACTAATGATGGTGAGTTAAAGCTCGCTGCAATAATGGGTACTGCTATCCACGCAGAGATTGAAAGAGCACTAGCAGATAATCCAGATGTGCTGATTGAAATAGAAGTTGAATACAACGGAATGAAAGCACACATTGACTGTTTCGTACCTAGTACTGGTGATGTGATTGACTGGAAGACAAGCAAGGTCCGGAACCTTTCTTACTTTCCAACCAATCAGCAACGGTGGCAGGTGCAGCTATACGGCTACCTCCTAGCTAAGAACGGCTATGCGGTCAACCGAGTGTCACTGGTAGCAATTGCCAGGGACGGGGACGAAAGAGATGTCAAGGTTCACACCGAAGACTACGATGAGTCCATTGCACTAGAAGCACTCGGTTGGCTAGCGGCTGTTAAAGAAGCAGCAGAGCCACCAGCACCAGAGAAGGACGCAAGTTACTGTCAGTTCTATTGCAAGTATTATGACGCAAGTGGGCAGATGGGATGCGTTGGTCTAAAAAAAGAACGTATACCAGTCAGTGATGTAATCATTGCAGATCCTGATATTGACAAGAATGCACTGCTGTACTTACAGTTAGCAGGAAAGATCAAAGAGTTAGAAAAAGAACAAGATTCTTTGAAGGCATCCTTTGAAGGAGTAATGGGTACTACTAATTCAGGTATCGAACTCAGCTGGACAACTGTTAAAGGGCGCGAGTCAGTTGACAGTGACGAGGTAGAAAAACTATTAGGGTTCGTCCCTAAGAAGGTAGGAGCTGAGAGTCAGCGACTAACCGTAAAGCAAAGTGGAGGCAAGTAAATGGCTACAGAAGGAACAAAGTTCCAAATCAATTACAAGTTAAATGATGGAACGCTCATCAATCTTTACGCAGCAACTGCAACAGAGTTAGAAGCAGGTCTTGCAGATCTATCTATGGTTGCAACACTTATCAAGTCAACGGGAAAAGAACTTGGCGGCGTTCCAACACAACCGGCCCCAAGCGTAGAGTCAATCGCGCAGTCATTCAATGCAGGCCCAGTGCAATCAGCACCAGAACCATCGGGTAATGGTAAATTTTGTAAGCACGGTCAGATGACACTGCGATCAGGTGTAGGACAAAAGGGTCCGTGGTCAGGTTATATGTGTGCAGCACCCAAGGGTGCGCCAGATAAGTGCGACACTATCTGGGTTCGATAGCAAGTGCGGGAGCCAAGTCAATACGAAGCTCCTAGTTGTGCAACAATCGGTGGTGACTTCTGGTTTCCTGATAAAGAACAGGAATCAATAAGTCTTACCGAGGCCCAGTATGCAAAATCAATTTGTATGCGTTGCCCCCACCGCAAAGAATGTGCAGAGTGGGGAATACGCAAAGAGAACTTTGGTATATGGGGTGGACTCTCTCCAAGAGAACGCTTCCGTATTCGCCAACAACGAGGCATTAGATTAAATCAGGAGGACGGCGTTGCTTAATCTTTCCCGCGCTTGGAGTGGAGTGCTTACCAAAGCAACACCACTACCTGATGTGTGGGATGGATTAAAGGCAGAAGGTATTAAGTTTCGCAGAGGCCAGGTATGTATGGTAGCTGCAGCACCTAATGCTGGTAAGTCTATGTTCGCTCTGATCTATGCAATCAAAGCCAAGGTTCCTACACTTTTCTTCTCCGCAGATACTGATACCGCTACTGTAATGATGAGGTCTGTATCGCATCTATCTGGTCACTCACAAGTGACAGTAGAGGCAAACCTTTCTAACGATAGCAAGTATTACAATGCACAGTTAGGTAAAGTTTCTCACATCAAGTGGGTCTTTGATTCATCTCCAAACATTGACGACTTGGAGTTAGAGATCAGAGCCTACGTTGAACTCTATGGGCAACCACCTGAGTTAATAGTCATTGATAACTTAATGAACGTTACTGCCGAGACGGACAACGAATGGGCAGGACTTAGAGCAATTATGATGGAGCTACACGATATGGCACGCAAGACTGAGGCCTGTGTATTAGTACTCCACCACGTATCAGAACAGTCAGAGTATGGGTCACCTAGTAACCCACCTCATCGCAGAGCAATTCACGGAAAGGTCAGTCAGTTACCTGCACTGATACTTACATTGGGCTATGACCCAGGACAAGGAGTACTTAAAGTTGCACCAGTAAAGAATCGCTTTGGTAAACACACAGCAGATGCAAGCCAATACGCACAGCTACTGGTAAACTACGCAGCAGTACAGATATCAGACCAGAACGAGTTTGGTTGGATGCTAAGGAAAGATACGATTGCAGGATACCAAGGAGGGTATAATGTCTGAGCCAGAGTTAACAAACAAGTACAGAGATAATCTAAAAATAGATGCACTACGTGCAGATGTTGATGCGCTCAAGGTAGACCTCACCAACTTCGTTGGTGCATTGCTGCAATCTGGTGTTGTCGAATTAGTTAAAGATGAAGAAGGCAATATCATCTATAAGATCAACAAGGTTGTATTGGTAGATGAGTCAGTACAACAAGACTAAAGGTTCTCAGTTTGAGACAGATGTAATGAAGTGGCTCCGCAAGTGCGGAGTTATTGCAGAACGTCTGACTAAAGCTGGGGCAAAGGATGAGGGCGACATCGTAACTGTTATCGCGGGAGAAACCTATATCCTTGAACTCAAGAACAGGCAGACCCTTTCCCTGCCGGAGTTCTGGAGAGAAGCACAAGTTGAGGCGCTTAATTATGCACAGGCACGGGGTCTTGGGGAAGTTCCTCTGTCTTACGTCGTAGTTAAGCGTCGCAACGCATCAATAGATCAAGCCTGGGTCATTCAGGACCTAGCACAATGGTTAAAGGAGAAACAGTAATGCCAGTACCAGGTGGAGAAATAACAAGTACAGAATCGTGGTCAGAAAACCAAGCAGCATACGATGCTGCAATGGCAGAAGCGATTGAAGATGCTAAAGAAGTAGTTGAAGATTCAACTACTGAAGAAGAGGTCGAAGATGATTTGCCAGAACTGTCTTAAGGCAGGAGAAGAGAATACTCTTACTCACTACAAGCGTTCAGCACAATGGCACGATAAGTGTGATGACAAGGGGTGTGTATGCCAGCACAAGACTGGTCCAGGGTACGTAAAGCGGGCAGATACAAAGGTGCCGTTGATGCAAACACAATCCCCATAGCTCCCATTGTCCAGCACTTTGGTGGTGAAGTAAGAGAGGGTAAGAGCGCATCGGTGAGATGCTGCCTACATAGCGACAGTCGCAGGTCTGCTGTTATGAATACCTACGACAACCTGTACTTCTGTCACACCTGCGGTAAAGGTGGCAATGCAGCTAACTTAGTGTGCATATTAGAGAACTTGGAGTTTAACGATGGCCTCAAACGTGCAGTCGAAATTGCTACTGGAAGCGGCGCAACAATACGCTCAAGCAATAAGTCCCGAAGCACTGGCCGTACTAAACGCACGTGGGATCTCTGAAGAGACAGCAGGACTGTTCCAACTAGGAACTATTACAAACCCAATCAACGGTCACGAGATGTATGAAGGGTGGCTATCTATCCCCTATCTTACTGCCTCTGGTGGTTGTGTTGGCTTTAAGTTTAGACGATTAGATGATGCCAAGCCTAAGTATGGATCTCCTACTGGGCAGAAGGCACATCTATATAATGTTTGTGACATCACTCTTGACTCACCACACATCGTTGTATGTGAAGGTGAACTAGATGCGATAGTCACTAGCGGAGAGCTTGGGATACCAGCAGTGGGAGTACCAGGTGTTGCAGCCTGGAAGCCACACTTTCCTAAGCTCTTTGCTGGTTATGAAACTATCTTTGTTGTCGGTGATAATGATATTAAAGAGGATGGTTCTAATCCTGGTGCTGAGTTTGCTAAGCGCGTGGCGAACGAGGTAATGAACTCACAGATTGTTACACTACCACCAGGTATGGACATCAATGATTACTACTTGGCTAATGGGATTGATGCTACGAGGAAGTTACTGATAGGGGAGTCAAATGTATGACAATGACAAGGCAAGAGTGGGACACGATGATACAGACTTTGCAGCATATGGGCTTCCAAATCCTAGAGATCAGTATGGAAACCGAGACATTGTTAATCCGTCCAATCCCAGTGCGGTAAATGCAGCTTTCGTCGCAGATGTCTGGCGCATTATGGATCAAGCTGGCAACCTACTGGTGCGTAAGCATCACGACTACGGCCCAAAGAACATTGCTCACTCACCAGGTGGACCACTTAATGGTTTGCGTGTACGTATGTGGGACAAGATAGCACGCATCAACAACTTACTTGACTCAGGTGTTAAGCCTAGCAATGAGTCATTGCGTGACTCCTTCTTAGACTTACTCAACTACTCAGCTATTGCAATGATGGTACTCGATGGCGTATGGCCTGAAGTACAGGAACCAGACTGTGACTGAACTT